ACGCCCCTGTAGCGACATCACAGGAGAATTTTCGTGCAGCTCAAATCCTTCACCATCCGCCGCCGACATGAGTGGGAGCCTGGCCCGGATCACTTCAAAGGTGAACTGGTCACAACCACCAGCAAGTCGGAAGTCAAAGTCGAGCTGACTGACGAGCAGTGCCGGCAGATTCTGCTTTTGGCTACGCCGTCTGTTACGCAAGCCGCCGAAGCGACCGCGGGCTTCCTGCGTAGCGAAGCTTATGCGCTGGAACTCGCCGCAACTCCGGAGCTGTCAGCATGAACCACCCACTCATGTCGGCCGAAGTCCACGGCCACTTCGACACCCCCACGGCGCAAGTCGCCCCTCGCGGCCGCGTCATGTTCCCGCACACCTGGGACTCGACGATGCTCGCAGCCTTCCGTTCCTGCCCGCAAAAGTGCTTCCGGACGTACGTCGAGCACTGGAAGCCCAAGGCCGAGTCCGTCCACCTCGTCGCCGGCGGCGCTTTCGCCAAGGGCATCGAAGTCGCCCGTAAGGCATTTTTCGACCATGGTGTCAGCCGGGAAGATGCTGAAGCCGCCGGTCTCGAAGCCCTCATGGCCGCGTATGGCGATTTCGACTGCCCCAGCGACAGCGCCAAGTCCCTCACCCGCATGTGCGGTGCGCTGGAGTTTTATCTCTCCGCCTACCCGCTGGGCGACGACGGCATGGCCCCGCACCAAGTCGGCGGTAAGAACGCGATCGAGTTCAGCTTCGCCGAGCCACTCGATATCGTGCACCCGGTCACTGGCGACCCGATTCTCTACACCGGCCGCAGCGACCTCATCGCGGAGTACATGAACGGCATCTACGTCGTGGATGAGAAGACGACCTCGTCGCTAGGCGCCAGCTGGTCGAAACAGTGGGAAATGCGCAGCCAATTCACCGGCTACGTCTGGGCCGCTCGCCGGGCCGGTATCGAAGCCGCCGGTGCCATCGTCCGCGGTGTCAGCATCCTCAAAACCAAGTACGACACGCAGCAAGCGATCACGCACCGCAGCCAATACGAGATCGACCGCTGGCAGGAGCAGACCCAGCGTGATATCGCCCGCGCGATCGAAATGTGGCGGGAAGGTCGTTGGGACTTCAACCTCGATCACGCCTGCGGCGAGTACGGCGGCTGTTCGATGGTCGAAGTCTGCAAGTCCCCCGAGCCCGAGAGCTGGCTGCCGATTTATTTCGAGCGCCGGGTCTGGGACCCGCTTGCGCGCAAGCAGCTCACGGTGGAAGAGTGGGAAGCGAGCTGGGGGCATCAAGGCTAACTCATGGCTAACTTCCGCAGGCTTTTCGTCGTCGAAGGCACTTATCTCGGCGAGTCCCCCGTCGCTGCCTTCTTCGCCCACGAGGAGCTGCGGGCGCCCTACAGCTACCTCTGGTTCTGCGACCAGTGCGGGGAGGTTTTTGCCCGCAGTCCCGTGCTCAACCTCGCTGGCAAGCAATCCCCCTGGCAGAGCTACGCTTCCACCTGCCGTCGGTGCGCGGAGCCCGGCGCGGGTTTCTACCGAGTCCCCGGCAGCCTCTGGCTGAATTGGGACAAGGACCTAATCGCAGCATTTCCTGATGCCGTGCTGCGGTACGAACTCGAAAGGCATCTTGACCAACTTGACAAGGTACAACGATCATGAACACCGAAAGCAGCCAAGCACAAGCCCCCCGCCGCAAGCGCAGCCGCGCCGAAATCGAAGCTCAAATCACCGCCGACGCCGCAGAGCTGAACCAGTCCGTTGCCGATGAGCGCGCCCACAGCGAACGCGCCCGCGCCATGAACCAAGCCCTCGTCGGCATCGGCGGCTCGCTGGTCGGCACGCTGAACACGATGCAGACCCTGGTCTATGACTGGAACGCCGCGCAGGGCTTCTGGGCCAGCGACAATACCGGAGAGAAGATCGCCTTGATGCACAGCGAACTGAGCGAGGCCCTCGAAGCCGACCGCAAGGGCATCGCCAGCGACGACAAGATCCCGGCGTACACCGGCCTCGAAGCCGAGCTGGCCGACACCGTCATCCGCATTCTGGACTTCGCCGGCCGCCATCAGCTCCGCCTCGGTGAAGCCGTCATCGAAAAGCTTGCGTACAACACCACGCGGCCGTTCAAGCATGGCAAGGCCTACTAAGCGCGATCGCAATGGCCGCGTCCCCTCTGATGCGCAAGTCAGGCACAGGCAACTTTCCTGGCTCATGCGCATCGCCGAGGGGGCGGAAGCGAACTTTTGCGCCGCCCTTGGCCGCAACGCAACCAAGCTCTCTGCGGAAGAATTCCGGGAAGTCAACAGGGTCCGCAATGAGCTGCTGATCCTCTCCCGCAGTCTCCGCGATCTAGAAAGGAAATGCAAGTGAACGCACCAGTTCAAACCCCCGTGGCCGCAGCCACTGCTGGGCTTCCCGGCCTCAACGTGTTGTTGATGGGCCCAGCCGGGACCGGCAAAACCCACGCCATCGGCACGCTGGTCGATGCCGGCGTCGAAGTGTTCTACATCGCACTGGAACCGGGCCTGGAATCGCTCCTGGGCTATTGGGTCGACCGCGGCCTGCCAGTCCCAGCCAACCTCCACTGGCACATCGTCAAGGCCCCCGATGCGAGCTTCACCGAGCTGCTCGACACGGCGACGAAGGTCAACACGATGAGCCTGGAAATGCTCTCGAAGATCCAGGACGTGAATCGCTCGAAATACAACCAGTTCCGCTCGCTGTACGAGGTGCTGAACAACTTCGTCGATCAGCGCACCGGAGAGGTCTTCGGCTCTGTGGACAAGTTCGACACCGGCCGCGCGGTTGTCATCGACGGACTGACCGGCGTCAACACAGCGTCGATGCTCAGCGTCATCGGCGGCAAGCCGGTCCGCTCGATGCCGGATTGGGGACTGGCCCAGCAGCAGGTCGAAACGCTCCTCGGCAAGCTCACGAACAACATGCGCTGCCACTTCGTGCTGCTGGCCCACGTTGAGCGGGAGAAGGACGAAGTCCTCGGCGGCATCAAGCTCATGGTCAGCACCCTGGGGCAGAAGCTCGCACCGAAGATCCCGGCGATGTTCTCCGATGTGATCCTCTGCGTCCGTGAGGGGGCGAAGTGGAAGTGGGACACGGCCAACCCGATGGCAGACCTCAAGACCCGCAACCTCGCCGTCAGCCAAGACCTCACCCCGAGCTTCAAGCCCATCATCGAGAAGTGGCGCGCCCGCGACGCAGCGATTCGCCCGGCCGCGCAGACCTTGCCGCAAAAGGGTTGACAGCCCCGCCGGTCCCCGGCATGATTCAATCCCGGCCGCAGGTATTGGGGCAGCCTGCATCAGCCTTCACCCGCCCCGTTTTCTCAACTTTCACTTAGGAACAAACCATGTCCACTTTCGATCCCGCATCCTTGATGGAAACCACCACCAGCGAAGTCAATGACACCAAGCTGCTGCCCATCCCCGAAGGCGAGTACCAAGCCGTCATCGACAACACCAAGATCAGCACCTGGCAATCCAAGGACGGCAGTTCCTCCGGTCTGCGCCTGGACGTCGAATACCTGATCGACGACCAAGCCGCCAAGGAAGCCACCGGCCGCGACAAGCTCACCGTGCGCCAGGGCATCATGCTCGACCTGACCGAAGACGGCCAAGGCCTCGACATGGGCAAGGGCAAGAACGTCGGCCTGGGGCGCCTCCGCGAAGCTTGCGGCCTCAACGTCCCTGGCCAACCCTTCGCCATGACCATGTTCGCTGGCCGTCTGGTCAAGATCAAGGTCAGCCAACGTCCGAAGTCCGATGACCCCGAAACGATCTATAACGACGTGAAGGGCGTGGCCAAGGCCTACTGATCTCTCGTTGATCGATGAAGTCGTGGCCCCGGACTTATACGGGGCGCTTTCGCTTGTGGGGGCGGGGTTGATCGACCAGAATAATCCGCCGTATTCCGGGCGGTTTTATTTCCGGCCCGTGGCGCGATTTTCACCCCCGGACCATATCCACCCCTCACCCCACGGCAAAAATGCCGCCACGGTCCGATCCGGCCCCGCCATGCGCCTCTCCCCAATCCCGGCCATCCCCGGCCACAATGGAGCCCCGAAAATGCCCGATATCGCTTTGTCCGCCATCGTCATCAAGCCCAATCGCCAGCGCCGCGAGTTCGATCCCACCAAAATGCTGGAAATGCAGGCCTCGATCGAGACCAGCAAGGACCGGCCGAATGCCCAGCTCATGCACGCGCCGGTGCTGCGACGGGAAGGCGAAGCCATGGTGCTGGTGGCGGGCGAAACCCGTCTCAAGGTCATTGGTGATATCTTCGCCCTGGGCGGGGAGTTCCGCTACAACGGCAAGCTCTACACCGCTGACGCTGGTGTCATCCCGTACACCGACCTCGGCGAGCTGTCGGAGATCGACGCCTTCGAAGCCGAGTTGGACGAGAACATCCGGCGCAAAGACCTGACTTGGCAGGAAAGCGCCGACGCGACGAA